CGGAAGCCAGTGGGTCAACGCGGCAGGCGGCGGCAGTCTCTGGACAGATAACACAACGTACTACAATGCGGCTGTAGACGGCATCGTTGTAGGTGACGCTGGCGCTCCTAACTATGTGAACTCCAACTACCCCGGAATCACTATATATGGCAACACCGGTGCCTCTGTAAACTTCTTAAACAGCATCGGTACGCTTCAGGGACGTGTGTTATCTAACCAGAACAACTTGCAGATTCGTCCGGGTTCCGGTAACAAGGTATTCCTTGAGGACCAAAACGGTTTAAACATCCTGACGACTGACGGAGCCACCGGAAGGGTTACGTTTGGGGATACCAATTCCTATACGCTTCCAGCAGCACGTGGCACTGACGGGCAAACATTGGTAACCAACGCTACCGGCGATGTCTCTTGGGCTACTCCGGCAGCGGGCGGTGGCGGAGACGCTGCTGACCTGTACGATAAGGGCTGGACCTCAACGCAAGGCAAGACAGACACTGGCGTTGCCTTCGATCTCACGACAGAGGACTTCTGGTTTGAGATTCGGGTCTTCATCGACGGTGCGGCTACGTACCAAAACCTGTTCACTCTTGGCGGCGACGGCGTAACCTCCGGCGGTATCAAGGGTCAGTTCCTATGCTACAAGACGAACTCCGGTGGTATCACTTTGGTCCACTCGACCACTGGCGACAGCACCAGCGGAACCACGATATTCGGCAACGATCAGGCCGGTCAGAATGACGACCAATGGGTTACGATCACACTACAACGCCAAAGTGGTCAAGTGACTGGCTGGATCAACGGAACCCGTGAATACAACGGAACACCTACAGCCTTCACTGGTAATAACACCAACGGTAAGATATGGTTCTGGACGTACGCTGACGGTGTGACCATCGGCACAGGCGATGAGTGCCGTATCAGCGACTTCCGCTTTGAGGGAAGCCCAGCTACTCTGCCATACCTTGCTACAGACTTGGCTATCGAGCCTACGTTGGGTACTAAGCCCGTCGCTGGTCTAGCCAACTCCTCTGTGGGAACCGATGGCTTAGTTGTCAACCCAGTCGGGACTTTGAACGCCGATAACTATAACGTCCTACTCGGACACAGTGTAGAAGGCTCCGCAAACTGTGTGGTCGTTGGCTACGATGCCGGGAACAACTCTGGAACCAACTGTGTAGACATCGGCTATCGGGCCGGGGACGGAAACTCTGGAAACGACAACGTTAGCATCGGATACCAAGCTAACTACTTCACCAGTACCAGTTCGTACACCGTCAACATAGGAAGTCAGGCCGGATCGGTCATTCCGGGTACCGGTGCGATCAACATCGGTCGTCAGGCCGGAGGAAACAACGGCGGAGACTTCTGTGTCAACATAGGCTACCAAGCTAACACGGCGTCACAACTAGACAACACCATTCTGATTAAAGCAGACGGTGTTAGCGCGTTCAACCAGACGGAAATCGGTCAGATTAACATTCAGACCAGCACGGCGTCTATCAACTGGACGTCCGGCAACGGCTTTGAGCTGACAGAAGGCGCTTCAACCGCTAGGATTGACCCGGCGGCTGGCGTTTATAACTTCCCTAACCTCCCTACGGCTGACCCCGTTTCTGCGGGGCAGCTATGGAATGACAGCGGTACGCTGAAGGTGAGCGCGGGATAATGGCTGACGCACCGGCTATAGGGCCGTGGTTGCGAGGTATAGTCAACACTGTTGACCCTCACTCGCTCACCCCCGATGCGCTGTACGACGCGGTGGACTGCAACATTGACCGTGACGGCTCCGTAGAGTCGCGTCACGCGTTTTCTTTGCTGGACGACACCTCGGAGTACCACTCTATCTTTGCGTTCGGTAGCGACGTTTATGCGGGCCGAGGCGCGCAGGTTGGTAAGCTATCTCCTAACGGGTTTACAGTAACGGCGAACACCAATGGTGACAAACTGGCGTGGACCGTAGTTACAGATAGGCCGGTGTGTACAGACGGCGAAACCATTATCGCTGCGGACGGCGGGGATAACTCGTTTGTAGTAAACCAGCGCCCCGGTAGGGAGTTCCACGACCAGCAATACGCCTACACACAGCTTGAAGGGGGGCGCGATCTAGCCTACTGGCGAGGCAGGCTACTTGTTTTGCGGTCTCACACCCTTCGTTGGTCAGAGCCGCTGGAGTACGGCGCGCACAGCGCTACCCACAACTATTTACGTTTGCCAGAGCCAGCGACGTGGCTCGCCGCATTAGATGGCGGCGTTTTTGTTGGCGGCGCTAAAAATACGTATTTTTTCGCAGGAACAGCCCCAGAAAACTGGACGATGCGTGTTGTAGGCAAACAGTCGGCCCCCTATGGTAGAGTAGTGACTGGCACGCAGAATATGCCACCAGAATTGGTGGGTACAGCTGAAGAAGTAGCGGTATGGTTTACTGATGTAGGTTTTGCTGTTGGTAAACCAGATGGTAGTGTATCATACCCACAGGCTAGTAATATCGAAGGTCTACCGTTACTACCCAGAAACTTGGTCGTACAGGGCGACCGCATCTATGCTTTTGCGCGATAGGAGCACAATTATGAAGCACCGTAGTGAGATCGCCACTTTCCTCGACCGTGGCGACTTTAAGCAAACAGACGAGGGGCTTTTGATCCACGGATCAATTATGGCCAAAGGTAAATACTACCACCGCGTTAACGGGAAAGACCTTTGTGTTGACCCAAACTTGGTAGTAGCAGAAGGCATTTTGTACGTGCTGGACGCAGCTTTGGGCGGCACGACGCCTATTACGGCGTGGTACTTAGCCCCTTACAGCGGCAACGCTACTCCGGCCTCTAACTGGACGGCGGCTAACTTTACCAGCAACGCTACTGAGATCACCAGCAACACTGAGGGATACAGCGAAACTACTCGCCGCGCGTGGACTGCTGGCTCTGCCGCGACTGGTAAGATTGGTAACTTGGCCTCTTATGCTCAGTTCACCATCGCCGCTTCTGCCGCTATCGACATTTACGGCGCAGGCTTACTGTCTAGCAACGTAAAAGGCGGAACGACCGGTACGCTGGTTTCTGCGACTCGTTTCGCAGCGGCACGCCAAGTTAACGACGGCGACACTTTTGAGCTAGGGTACGAAGTAGAACTTACCGACAGCTAAAAGTGTTCAGCGGCAACGTCTTTTTTAGTGGGGACGAAGCCGCTGCGCAGGCTTTACTCCCCGAAGCGCTGCAATGTGCGAACATTGCGGCGTCTTTGCGTTCCTCTTTAGGACTCGCCGAATACGAAAAGATATTCGATTTGCCGTTTGGCAACGTGCGAGTCGTAGTGGCCGAAAACAATTCAGCCATATACATAACGGCCCAACCTCGTCCTACAGAGCCTTCTGAGCTAGCTCAGCTGCTACAAGATGAAGTCATTTTTTACGAGCTACACCTGCCGTGGCGCCCCGAAGGTATGGTGCTTACGCCGGTATCTGCCGCCGAGCCGGACGGTATTGGACTACCCATGCGGGCGGGAACCCCTGACGCGACGGTTATAACAGACCAAAACGGCTATGTGCAGTACACGTCCGGTGGGGTTCTTCCGCAAGTACTCATAAATAACTATAGAAATAACAAGTACATGGACGACTTGCAGTACGTGGGCGGTATTCCCGAGGGGCTGGAAACCCTAACGCCTACAGCTACTTGGCGCACCAACGACTCCTATAACCTAGACACAAACACCGGTGACCCGCTTCCTTGGCCTCTGGACCGAGAAATCCGCTACTCGACGGCGCCTATTTTTGGCCAACCACACAGCTTTAACGACGGCCAAAGCAATACCCCTGCGGATTGGTTTGACTTTAACGAAGGCACGATACCGGAGCTTGGGGGCGGGCTTTTTGCCGCCATACGCGTAGGCGCCGACTCGCAGTCAGCGTCTAGTGAGCCAGAGGTAATAACCACAAAAGTGTTAGACGCAAGTGCGTTTAGCGAACCCGAAGCTACCGAGTACTACGCGCACAGGCCGGAAGAACTGCTGTACACCAGCCTCGTTAAAGAGGGCATCTTCCAGAAAACTAATTTTTACCGGACAGAAAATAGCTCTGGCCTAATCCCGTTTTACCGGCCTTTGCGTGGAGATGGCGAGACTGGTGACGCCGGTACGTACTATATGGGATTGGTCAACCCTCCCCGCTACTTCGGCCACTCGCACTACGACTGGATGCCGGGATTCCGTACAGCGGCTGGTAGGCACATTGCGCACTCTGGCCAAGAGTGGGGGCTTCCATACGCCGACAACCCCGTAGAAAATGCGCTTTTAGTGCAGTATTACAACGATTTAGGCAACGGGCAGTTAGGCATAGGGGAGTGGCTTACGGATTTTTGGCGTAACTCTCCGGGGCACTACGCTGCGATTGTCTCTACTAACTGGGACACCCGAGGGTTTTTGAGCTTACTAGACGTTTTTGAAAAACACACGGCGCACCCTTCGGCATCGTACTTTTTGGTAAAAGGCGCTAGTTTAAACGTCGGCGGTAGCGAGCACAGCGGCACAGTAAATACGATATTCGACGTTAACGCGGTGCCCGGTCAGTACTGGAACGAATTGCCCCCTAGCTCGCCAATACAAGACGAGCCGGGGCTTTCTGTGTGGTCTGAAAATTTCTGCCAGCGGCTTACATGGGTACCTACTCCTGATGTTACGGTCAATACGTACGCCGGCGGGGTTGGTATGTATAACTCGCCTAACCCGCACTATTGCTACCCTGCGTACCAGATACGTCGGTTTAGCTTGGGCACTAGGTTTTATGAGCTACCGCCGCATAACGCGCCTTTTTATACTGGCCAACTTAACCAAACCTTTCCTGACGCCGACCTCGCTACTGATGAGTTTATGTGCGTGGCGGGCGCGCACCCATTTGAGAAAGACGGCCAGACTTGGATTCGCGTGGTGTACTGGGAAACCGACGCTGTACCGCAGTATATTAACTACCAGACTAACAACAGCTACACTGGCCCGCTGGTATTGGGCACGCATGCAAAGGTGATAGTAGCGGTGTTTCCCGCCGCGCTGTCTGAGTCATACGACCTGCCTTGGCGGACACCAGAAACGCAGGGGGTGTCGTGGGGCATAGAGGACGAGTACGACTTCACTATCGCTAACGGCTTTGTGCCGCAGTGGGCGGGCACCGTGGAGTTCTCTAGCGACGGTAACAAGTTTTGTTTTACCGCCTACGAACTAAGCAGCAACAGCGTTACCACGCAATACGACCGTGTCGCTGCTAACTTCACCGATCCTGCGTCCCAAACAACCTTGCCGTACACACAGCGCGCCGCTATTCCGCGAACCGTGGAGTACAACGCCACTAGTGGGTTTACTTTTCAGCCGCAACAGACACCCGTAACTAACGTGGTTAGCGCGGCTACTACCGACGTAGGAGCTACGTTTTCTGCGGGCGGAGATACATACCATCTTGTTAAAAATCAATACACGCAGGCCGCGCAAGGAAGCTACAACATATTCCCCCACTACGATGACGCCGACCAGTTACAGCATGTGCAATCGGTTATAGACTTTTATGGGTACCAGTATGGATACGCAGATTTTCGGTACGGGCATCTGTTACACAACCAGTCCACTACGGGTATGGACCACTACATGTGGGCACAGCAGAAACTTGTTTTCCCTAGCGGCAAAGAATTTGTTTACTTTCAAGCGAATAAGACAGTTCCGCCTTTGCCCACGGTCACCAGCAGTGGTCCCGTTAGCGTGCAGTACTACGACACGTCAACGCCGCACGCGAACAGTCCTTACACGACCGGCGGTAATTTTGTTTGTTATATATCTAGTCTAAATCCTAAAACAGAAGAAATATCGTACGTGCGAAATACATCGCATAGATATAAGTGGACATATAGTTCGGTAGATTACGATATAATACTTTTTGATAGCTCTGTAGAACAAGACTTAGGAGACGGGGTAACAGACGTATTGTGGACAAAAACACACACAGCCCCAGTTAGCGGCGGCGCTGTTTGGGCGCACGGAGACTACGCTGGCCATGAGTTTTGGGAAGAATCGCTGCTAGATGGCCGCACAGGGACTGATTTAAGAAACGAGTTCGTGTACGAGTGGGGGCCGTTCTATAATGACAGGCTATACAATTTATCTGAGATACACTTTACTACGCCAATAACACTTACAAACGCAAGCTCAGATTACGTACGCGTAACTATATCTAAACTTATGGGAGAGCCTACTCGGGAGTATGTGAATTATCACGAAATCCGCAGTGTCGTCGGAGGGACTGCACCCCAGTTTCCCTTCGTAGAGCTAACGGCGCGGTCTGCGCCAAGCGACACTGTTATGTATACCCTTGAACGGCGCTATCCGGGAAACCACGAGTTAAGCTGCGTTCCTAGCCGGTGGGTAACGGCGCAGTCTGAAGATTTTTCTTTGCATCGCGTGCAAGTCGGGGGGCAGTGCGCGTCCCCTGCGTCGCTGTTACCACCCCTGTTGCCGCCTACCCAGACTACAAGCCGCGTTTTGACCTACAAGGAACGCCAACTTACTCGGTTTAATAGCTACGACATGCCGTATGTTGGCCCTATACCCGAGAATGTAGTTTATTTAGCCGGGGCGCCTAGTAGTTATACCTATGGCGAGTATAGGCCAGACCCAAGCGGCGACCCGTTGTTGGTAATAGAAGCTAATTTTGACTTAGATAGCGCCGCAGGGCTTACAGGAGTTACCGATGTTTTTCCTTGTGGTGTTATCTATTGATGTGTAATCTATGGTAAACTAGTTCCCGCTAACATCTGTAGGAGGCAAACATGCCCGCTCCCGCACAATATACATACGCTTCTTCCGCTGTTTTTGCAGCGAACTCCGCGTTTCTCGGACTTATTGACGCTGGCTCCGTCGGCGGCAAAATTGAGTTGTATGACGACAGCGACGTTTTGTTAGCTGAAGTTTTGCTCGGCACTGGAAACGCCCAGCCTAGCGGCACCGTCAATGTCAGCACTGGTGTGCTTACTTTGACTATTGCTGGACCGGACACGGCGGCAAACGCTACAGGTACCTGCACTTACGGCGTAATCAAAGACGACGCGGGGGCTGTTCTGCTTAGTATCCCTACGGTTGCAGGCTCTACGCCTGTGTCTGGGTACTTGGTACTTAACTCGCTGTCTATCGTAGCAGGTTCGCAAGTAACGGTAGTCTCCGCTGTTATCGGCGGCTAAGGCCGCACCAGCCATGCTGGTTAGGGGAGGGGTAGCTAGTGCCAGCCATCACTAATGAGCCGGCTGATGTAACAGTAAATGAATATGACGCAGTTACATTATCGGTAACCATTGACACGCCACAAGCGGGGACCGTGTACCGTTGGTACATGGTGGATGATGGCGGCACCGAGTTAGTCAACACTGCTGCTACAAACACGCTAACATTTGCGCGAATACGCCCTCTAGCGGGCGGGCACCGCTATCAATGCGTTGTAGATGTAGCCGGCGACGGTGGCACTTTGTTGACTAGCCGTACCGCTAAAATCACGGTTGTGCGGAAAACGCGGCAAAACACAGACGGAACGGCGCTCGCCACGGACTTCACTGGCCCTGTGAGTCGGCGTTTTGCCGACATACGCGCAGCATCTCCGTCTGCATATTCTTCGACTGTGTTTGCACCGGACCCCGATACGTTTGACCCGTTGCCTTCGCCTGACTCGGTTATAGGCGGCGGCGGAGCCACAACCACGTACAATTTTTGGGACGTATTTTCTTGTGGCAACGCGAGTAACACCCCTCTAGTTAGCGCAGACTACGTTACTGGCGGTAAGGGCGCGGACTACACATTCGATTTCACGCCTGCACCGGGAGCACGACGCAAGCCGGGCGGTGGCCCCATAAAGGTCAACCTAGATACGTCTAGTGGCACACCGCCGGAAGTCCAGTACACCGGGTTTTCTTTCTCAGCAGCCGTTACTGGCCCAGCTAATACAATGCTGTGGCGAGTGGAGTACGACGACTAATGGGCTTTACGCAAGCAAGCACCAACTCTAACGGGACTACCACTGTTTCTAGTAGTGGTGCCGGCCAAATTGCCTCTATTAGCGGCCCCACGTTTAAGGGGTACGACGAAAACGGCAACGCGCTATATACCGTTACTACTGTCCTTACAAACGGCACTAGTAATACGTTTACTATAGACGAAGACGAGGTTCTGTATTGGGCAACAGCGAGAGACACCCTGCGTGCGCAGTCTTATCAAACGGAGCGAGACGTACGCGATGCAGAGGTGCACGACAGTGACATAAGAGAGTATGAGCCGGTGGATAGGTCGGCAGACGAACCACTAGTTGTAGACCCCCCTGTCCCGGTGCTGCTTTTAAATTTACCAGCATCGTCGGTAGTCCCTCTAGGCCAGCAAATTCAGCTTACGTTTACACCTACCGCCTGTAACATTCAGTGGTATGAAGTCGGCGTAGGCGCTCTACCCGGAGAAACCGACAATACGCTAACGCTGGACTTTATGCTTCCCGAGGATGCTGGGCGGCAGTTTTACGCGATTTGCTGGACAGATACGCGGCCCGACGATGGCGTGCTTACCACGACGACTAGTCTTGTCGTTGGCCCCGAGGTATATGACCCCTACCGCGCGTACGCCTCAAATTTTCAGATGGAGAGCTTGGGTGTTACGACCAACACTAACTACGTAGACGGGCTTCCTTTCAAAGCTCCTATTAATTCGCAGTTTTTGTTTGTTCGCGGCGGAACTTCCCCATCTGGCGATTACGCTGACTTGCCCGATACCACACAGGACTGGACGAGCACACAGTTTCGTAACACTGATAACTCCCGTTTTGGGGCGGCGTCCCTGCGAATTAACGGGTTACGTGACTACACGCACTGGTACGGGCTAGACAACGGCGACCGCCAGCAGTACTACGATTTCTTTGCCAACGCGTACTACACTAATCCTGATAGCTGGAACACTGCGCCCGAAGACCACCAAGGCGGTATACCGCCTTTGTTCGACCAAGACTTCACGATGGAAGGCTGGTTTTTCTCTGACTATGCCCTGACTACTCTCGCAGAAATCGCTGCGGCAGAAGGGTCTACAGGAGAGTGGCAAAACTGGGCAAGATCGTCGAACCGTGGATGTTTGTTTAGTATCGGAGAGCCGTTTGACGCTAATAGGACAGATTCCTTAAACCCCGGCGCTGAAACGGCGCGTAAGGTTAATCTCCGTGAAGGGGCGATAGACCCGTCTTCGCTATTTGGGCACTTTAGCGGGCTGTTTTCTATGCCCGACGGCCAGCTTGTCTGGTCTAGTTTTTATCCAGACACTGAAGTAGTAACGGGGCGTTCAAATTACAGCTTCGACTATTTCTTAGAACACAAGGTAATCGTTGCCGATCTTGAGCCGCATAACGTGCGCGACGGAGCATGGCACTTCGTATCAGTAACGCGGCGCTCGGGGAATATATACATCCACGTAGACGGCGTGTTGGTGGGGTCGGGCCGCGACGACACTAGCTACCCTGCTATAGTGCACTACTCCTCAATAAACGGTGACCGCGACCACGGAAAGCAAGCGCACACGCCCTTTTACATAGGACAACTGCTAGGCGCTGGCTTTTACGGCCAACCTAAAGTTTTCACTTACGAGTGGAACAACAAAAAAGGGTGGTTTAACGACCAGCCCGGTGTGTCGGCGCCCAACGTCTATAGCCAATCTACTTGGGGCGGGGATATTGACTCGTTCCGATATACGCCCGCTAAGGCGCGCTACACGAGCGAAAACTATGAAGTTCCGGGCACACAGTTTCACACGCTGGAGTTTCCGGTTTACGGCGGCGAGATGCGTGTCCCCTCACCGCTTGGCAAACCCGCAGTTCAAACCCAAGTAGAAACAGGGTTTGTTAGCGCCTTTGTCCCTATAGCCGGCGCGCCGCAGATTTATTCTACTTCGGACACTACGGTTCACGGCCTGTTAGTGCCTTCTCCTTTGCCTGCACCTGCGGCATTTGCGCAAATTCCCGCAAACGTGTCCTCGCGCCTTTCCGTGCCGGCGCCGTTGTTTGCGCCAGAAGGGGAAGTATCTATACCTTTGGCTGGGCGCTTGCGGGTTCGGTCTCCACTCGGTCGGCCTAGTGTATTTGCTGTCGGCCAGTTCGACGTAAAGTTAGACGTTCGGTCGGCGTTAGGCGCCCCGTCAGCCACTGTTATCGGGCCAATCGACTCGTGGGTGTCGTCGCCTTCACCGTTGCGTGCTCCGGCCATACAAGCTAACGTTAGCGCAGGCGTCACGGTGCAAGAGACCGTCTACGAGACGGCTGTTATTACCAGCGCTATGTACACCGATCTGGTTAGGGACACGGTTACCGATAGCGCCGTTATCACCAGCGCGGCAACGATAGAAGCCTCGTCAAAGCTGCTTGAGTCAGCGACTATCGCAAGTGCGGCGTACCCCCGTCAGACCATCGTGGTTAGTTACACTGACGGCGCTGTTATTAACGACACAGCAGTAACTGACGTCCGCACTGTCCAACTTGTTACGGAGTCGGCGGTTATCAGTGACATCGCCACGCTCGAAGCGCCGCGCACTACGGTTACTGAATCGGCAGTAATTAGCTCCGCTCTTTATGCGGGCCGTACGCACACAGTCGCTGTATCGGACGCGGCTAAGATTGTTGCGAGAGCGTACACCCCTGTCCGGCTAACCGCTGTAGACGGCGCGGTAATTACTGACGCTACGTATTTCCAGATTACCTCGCGAGTAACTACTACTGACGCGGCGGTTATCACCAGCGCGGCGTACGTCGAAGCTGACGCCGTAGCTACAGCCACTGAATCAGCGGTTATTACAGCTAACGCTCTACTCAGGGTGCAGGCTAAGGCCACCGTTACTGACGAAGCGTTTATCTATGACACCGCATACCCAGTAGCTGATGTAAGTGGGCAACCGTTTGGTGAGCAGAGCGCATGGACTGCTCACACGAGCATCTGGGCTATGTCGCGCTATGCCACTAACGACATCACAGGTCTAGCGGGGCGGTACGCGGTAGCAGCTAGCGGTTTGTATGAGCAAGCGAGCACTTATGCTAGTCTGTCCATTCAGTCTGGCTTCCTAAACTTTGGGTCGCCTTCACTGAAGACGACTCCGGCTATGTATTCTTACTCTACGCATGCCAGCCCAATGACCATAAAAGTAACCGCCGACCTTAACGGCGCGCAGAATACATACACCTATACAGAGATGGCTCGCCCCGCCGGAGACCACCGTGCAGTTCGTACGCTGTTCGGCAAAGGGCTAAAGAGCACATACTTCAAGCTGGGTATATCGTCTAGCGGGTATACACACGTACAGTACTGCGTGCCAGTAGTACAAGAACTTAGCAGGAGAATCTAATGGCTGTTTCAGTAGACTATGATGGCAGCGGTAGCCCTAATGTTATCTACTCGGTAGTAGGTTCTCCGGCGTGGACGGCTAACACCACCACAGAGGTGCTTCGTCGGGGTAATGAGGTTTACCAGTACCTTACCGAGTTGGAGACTAGCGCAGATGCAGTGGCTAGCGCGGCGTACGATACCGTAGCGGAACTCAGGGCGTTTTCTGCGTCCGTTGGGTCTGTTAGCTTCACGCCGCCAGAGGCTACGTTCTCTGAGACGGGTCCAGTCAGCACGTCCACCCTGCCGTATCAAAGTCTTTCGCCTGCGTCGTTTGATCCAAATGCGGCGTACCAATACAACTTAGCTGACCCGGTTGAGCGCGGCAACATCCCCGCGCCGGCGCTACCTGTATTTAACGCACCCCCAGTCCCTTCGTTGTCGCCGAACAATTCAGCGCCTTCCGCACCTACACCTTATGAGTTTGACGGTGGGGAAGCCCCTGCGTTTGCTTTGCCTGACAGCCCGATTGAGACGGTACTTGCGCCAACACTGCAAGATATTACACCGCCAACCATAGACGACGTAGATTTGGCCGACCTAAATTTGTTGGTAGATGTGTCAGGGCTTGATGCGGCTATCGCGCGGCTACAGACTCCCGCAGGGCCAGTCTTGCCTACATACACAAAAGTTTTCTCGGGGTTAGAGGACGCCGCCGTCGCTTTAATTGACGCGGGGGTAGATGTACCCGATGGAGACGACTTAACGGGGCTTACCGTCCACAACTTGCTAGCTGACCGAGGACTCGACAACCAGAGCTACAACACGCATGGGGTAGACGACTACCGCAGTGCGTACGTAACCAATCTTGACAGTGCGGCAACTCGCTCGGCCCAGTATAAGTCGGGCGTAGCGCTCAAGCGGGTTATGCTTCCAGCGTACGCCGCTGCCGTAAAAGTCTCTGCGGACATAGCTACGGCCCTGTTTGACTTAGATTTTGCCGCAGCTAAAACAGCCGCAGAAGCAAAGCTAAACACGGCGGTAGCGCTTATAAGTAGCTACAACGCTGAAGTGCTGCGGCTACAAGCCGAGGCGCAACAGTACACCGCCGAAACTAGCCAAGCCGTTGCCGAGGCGGACGCGTTTGAGCTTGAAGCTAGACAGGTGGAGCTAGTTGGACAAGTTAACGCACTGGACGCGGACAGCTTCGCTATACAAGAACGGGCCAAAAAATCACAAGCGTCAGTTTATGCGGCCCAAGTGTCGGGAGAAGAAACTAAGCTAGACGCGTACGCCGCAATCGTACAGAGTTACGAAGGCAAGGTGCTAGAAGCTAGGACAGCAGTACTGGCGTACGCGGCAGAGGCGCAAGCCTTTGACACAGCGGTGCGCCGTGCAGTTTCTGAGTATGAGTTGTACGCCGCTAAGGTCAGGGGCACGCAAGAACAAAACTCGGCCAAAACCGTCGAAATGGCGGCACAAGAGTCAGAGTTTAGAGGGTTGTCTGCTGACGCTTCTGCGATTACCAGTGCCGCCGCCGCTTCTGCTACGCGACTGTCTGTAATAGCCGCCGAACGGTCTGCGGCCTACCAGCAACGCGCTGTTAACAACGCCACAGAAGCGCTGCGCATAAACGTTATCGGCAGCAATTACAACAAAGAAGTCACGGATTATGTTAACAACATCGCTGTTGAAGGCGCGGGGTTAGCGGCCCTTGGTGCGAAAGGCACCGCTATTTCTGAGTACGTAGACCGCGCGCAGCGCGCAGCGGGACGCGCAGCTACCTTATCCCAAACAGCAAATGAGCAGTTAGCCAGAGCATACGCCTCGGTGTACGATGCAGCAGGGCGCGCCGGTTCAGCCATTGCCTCGGGCCAACTAAGCAGTTTCCGCGCTTCCGCTAGCTTAACAGCGTCTGAAGCGTTGCAGGCGGCTGACTCTTATGGCGTTTCGATTAGCTCGCAAGGCACTAATGGTTACTCTGAACGCGATTCGGCTTTGCGGAGTATTGGCGCATGACGACTATATATCAGAACGTATCGACGGTTATTGACCGCGCGCTATCGCTGGTCAGTAGCGGCATAAATACCAACATAGGCGACCTAAATCCGTCGGACGTAACTATTCCAGCGGTAGACTTTGCCGCCAACGTAACAGCGGACATTCCAGAAAACCCCTCGTTTTCGCCAGCCGCCCCACCAACGGCGCAGGCTACGGGGGCTGTAGACGATGCCGCATACTCTGCCGCGTCGTCTGTTATTGGCGTGTTTAGTACGCTGACACCGCCTTCCCTAGATTTTGCTACGCCCGAAACGCCGGACTCGCTCCCCACCGTAGCGGCACCGGTGCCAAATTTAGCGTACCCCGAAGCAAGTTTTATATCTGTAGACGACAGCGCCGGACTAAGCCTGCCTACTGCACCAAATGTGCTAGTAGGAGAAGCCCCCGAGCTTACCGACATACCTGAGCTAAACTTCGATTACACGCCAGTCTCGCTGTTTACTGGGGTTTTGCCTGACGGCCCACAAGATGCAAACGTAGATGAACTGGTGGCACCGGGGCCGCTAGTGCTAACGCCAGCTACAGCGGCAGTATCCGCCGCGCTGCAAGTTGAGCCAGACGATACAGGCGTGTCGGCACTGGCTACCCGCCAACTAACGCAGATAGAGCGCCAGCGACACGACGCGACACGGCAGGCGTTTATAGAGAGCGCTGCTAAAGGTATGTCCAGCACGTCCGGCACCCTAGCGGGCGTACTCCACAAAGTACTAACGGACGCAGAAGATAAGGCATCTGACGTGTCAGCCGCCGCCCAAGAACAAGTCGCTAACGACGCTGTATCCGTAACTTCTGCGGCGTTTGGCGCCGCTACGACCATAGAGCAGGCGGCTTTTAGCGCGCACACTTCCAGTGCCGTAGCGGTGATTCAGGCGTTTAAGCACAACGCAAACATGCACATACAGTTGTTTAACGCTACAGCCAAGGCGTACAACGAGCATTTACGCGCCGCTAAAATCATTGTGGATATGTACGGCGAGTATGTAAAAACTACACTAGCACAACAAAAAGCCAAAAACGCAGAAATATCTGAAGATAGGGCCATTCTAACCACCAACAAAGCTAAGTTAGGCATATACGACGCGCAGATAGATACTACAAACGTACAAGCAAACATTTATAGCACTGAGGTTAAAGCAAATACCTTACCTATAAAAGAATTTGCTATTTATCTTCGCGGGCTAAATACGAACTTAGACATAGCTAGGGTAAACGTAGAAGCCTACGCAAGCGCCGTTAAGGGCTACGTATCTGCGGTAGATGTAGATAAAGCTAAAATTAGCGCTTACGCTGCCCAAGTGCGCGCGGAAGGCTCGGCCACTAATGTTTATAAGGCTAACTGGGACGCATACGGCGTAGCGCTAGGCGCAAACCAAAGCATAAACGAGGCGGCGCGCGGGTTTAACGCGGCGAGTGCGCAAGCGGTCAATGCCGAAATCGGCGTATTTAGGGCGGCGGCTGACCAGCAACGGTCATATATACAGGCGCTTACGCAGTGGATTAGTACAAACAACGCCATTGTTGCGGACCACTCCCGAGCGTTGCAGGCGGCAGTCCAGTTTGCGAGCCAAAAAGCCGGGGTGTCTGTTAGCTTAGAAAATGCTAGACTCGACGTAGAACTAGCTTTGGCTGATACAAATGCACTACAGCAATCTTTAGAAAGCCAGCGACAAGCGGCCCAAGCCACTATTGACGCAGGTTTAGCTTCTTCAGAAGCTACCACTTACGCAGGGCTGGCGCAGGCCGCGTATGCAATTAGAAGTGTATCTGCAAGTCTTGGCTCGTCAGCAGGGGATAACACGGGGTATAATTTCAATAGTAGTGCATCAGAAACAGATTCGTATACAAGATCGTACTCATACAGTAAAAGTCGATCCATAACGGTGTAAGGTAAACTTATGGCAACTTTTGAAGAAGACTTTAGCCGCGCATTAGAAAGCAAGCTAGCTACCGCAGAAGCCGACCGTGCTCTAACTGGCGCGCGGACTACTGAAACGGAGCAGGCGGCACAGGCACAGGCACTAACCACAGGCTTGACGGGCGGTCAATTTGCCGCGTATTCCGACCCTGCGCAAGTTAGTGCTCTGCGCCAGAATCTTGCCGGACAAGGCTTTGGTTCTGCCATTTCTCGGCAACCTAGCGCGCCTAGAGACTTTACTAGTACTAGCACTCCGCGCGCTATTTCTTTTGGTCCTAACGAGGGCACCCAAGGGTTTAGTCCGCTTGGGTTTAAAGATGGCGGAGTAGTTGCCCCCGGCGATATGCGTATGAGTCCGCTGTATAAGCAGTACGTAAAGGCTATGAAAAACGCGGGTTTGGGCAAGTCTGTACTGCCTCCCGAGCAAGCTATTCCTAGAATTGCACAACAGCAGGCGCAGTTGGCTAGACAGCTGGCAAAGCAAACAAATATGGGCGGTACTGGAGCTATGGGCTTCGCCGATGGGGGAGAAGTGGATGTAGGCGGTGCATTGCTTGACGGCCCCGGCACTGCAAAATCTGATTCTATTCCCGCTATGATCGACGGAGAGCAACCCGCAGCATTGTCTAAGGGTGAGTTCGTTATTCCTAAGAAAGTAGTAGATTACTACGGCACTAAGTTTTTAGATGCTATGGTAGACAAAGCTAGGATGGCGATGAAGAAACAGGCGATAGCGTAATATGAATGTGCGGATTTTATCGAACGCCGAGCTTGACGCCCAAGAAGCACGGGCGCTAGTTGATGATGAGGAAATGGAGTCGCCCGTTATGGACGACTTGGCCCAGCATATACACCACTGCTGGGAAGCGGCACGGACGCAGAAACAGATGGTTCGCGACCGTATCCTTAAATCGCAAAGAGCGCGGCGCGGCGAATATGATCCGCAGAAGCTACGTGCAATTCGCGAGACCGGCGGCTCTGAAGAATATGGCCGCGTAACCTCCAACAAATGCCGTGTAGCCGAGTCTTGGCTACGAGACGTCTATCTAGGACAAGCCGAGCGCGCGTGGACTGTTAAGCCTACGCCGTCGCCGGAGTTGCCCCCGGAAGACAAAGCGCAACTTGAGGAAGCTATCCAAAACGAGTTACTAGAAGCCGTCGCTGCATACGGGAAGGCGCCTTCGCAAACCATGATCCAGTCGCGCCGAAACGAGCTTACTGATGCTGTCCGCATGCGAGTAAGCGAAGAAGCGCGCATCGCCGTTGAGCGCATGGAGCAAGTAATTGCTGACCAGCTAGCCGAGTGTGGATGGGACAAAGAGTGGGCCGATTTTCTTAACGATTTTGCAACGTACCCTGCGGCGCATTTTAAAGGGCCAATCGTACGCCGGCGCACCGAGCTTGAGTGGACTAGCAAAAACGGCAAATGGAACGCTAAGCCAAAAGAGATTTTTGCCCCCACCGTAGAGCGCGTTGACCCAATTCGTTGCTACCCGTCCCCCGATGCAATCACGCCGCAAGATGGCTATTTTATTGAGCACATTACGCTTAGTCGTGGCGAGTTGTACGATCTAATCGGACTAGAAGGGTTTAGCGAGGAGCACATTCGCGCAGCGCTTACCGACGGAGAAGGCGGCAGTCTCACTAACTGGTTAGGACTAACAGACGCTGATGAGATGGACTCTGAAATGGACAGGCTTACGCACTTATCGCCTGACCACCGCTATGACGCGTTGGAGTTCCACGGCCCTGTTAGCGGGCAAGACCTTATTGACTGGGGGCTTGATGACATCGACGACCCCGAGCGCGACTACGAAGTGTGCGCGTGGGTGTTGGGCCGGCACGTTATTAAGGCTACATTGAACGACGATCCACTGGGCCGACGCCCGTACTACAAAGCCTGCTGGGAAGAAGTGCCCGGTGAGTATTGGGGCCAAAGCCTGCCAGATGCGCTCGACGATGTGCAGGGCGTAGTAAATGCGGCTATTCGGTCGCTTGTAAACAACATGAGTATGGCATCTGGCCCACAGGCGGTAGTCAACGTAGACCGACTGCCTCCGGGCGAAGAAATTGAGGGCATGCAGCCTTGGAAGATTTGGCAGGTGCACGACAGCCAGTACGGTGGTAGCGGCGCCCCCATCAACTTCTTTCAGCCAAACACCAACTCCGCAGAGCTTCTAAATGTTCTTGAGCGGTTTTACACCTTTGCTGATGACTGGAGCCTTATCCCGCGATACATGCAGGGTAGTGGCGGCGGTCTAAGCGGCGGCATCGGGCGTACAGCGTCTGGCCTTTCTATGCTGTTCAACGCGGCAAACAAAGGGCTTAAAGGCGTAGTATCTACTGTAGATACAAACGTGCTGTCCCCGCTTATCGAAGCTATGTACGCATTTAATATGATGTACAACGACGACGAGTCGATCAAAGGAGACGCCCAAGTAGAGGCGCGCGGAGCCATTTCGCTCATGCAGCTTGAAACCTTGCAGTTGCGCAGAAATGAGTTCTTGCAGGCGACAGCTAACCCTATGGATTCTCAGATTGTTGGCCCAGAAGGGCGGGCAGAGATTCTACGCGAAGTGGCCAAAGGGCTTGAGATGGACGTAAATAGGCTTGTCCCCCGTCGCGGCCAAGTGCCGCAGTTGCCTCCGCAAGAAGGGCAGCAACAGCCACAAGTGGGCGGGGGACAAAACCTAGAGAATGGAGCCGCAGTTACCGATAATTTTAGCCCTAACGGTATGACTCCTTAGTTGACAATAAATACATTGTTAGGAGTATAATGAAAATAGATCGACCCACATTAGAAATTTTGGCCCGTGTAAATATGCACGAGCCGAAATTTGTTGAATGGCTAGAAAGCCGTTTAGCAAAACATCGTGACGATGCCCTTATGGGACGTGACGAAATAGACGTGCGAATAGCACAAGGGCGCGGACGAGAAATAGCTGAGATTATTCGACTATTATCCGACGCAAATGAACACCTTAGAAAAGCGGAAAACCGAGCATCCAGTTAGGAATAGCACACGGACCCGGCATCGAGGAAGAAAGCTATGGTATTTGACCCCAAAAAGTTAGGCGAAGAAGCGGATCAGCTTATTCAAACCCTGAATCAACAGCAGGCGCAGGCAGCAGAGGCAGAAGAACCAGCTGAAGCGGCAGTTGAAGATCAGGCGATAGAGATGGAAGCCGACGCTATCGCGGATGATGAGGTCGTAGCAATAGACGATCAAGGAACTAGCGACCACACCGATGAGTCGCCAGAGGCCGAACCGCAAGCGGCTACAGACAGCGAGGCTATCGCCGAACTGCGCAAGCAGATAGAGGCATCCGAGCAGAAGTGGCGCGTTTTGCAGGGGATGATTAACAAGAAAGATCAAGAACTAGAGGCTATGCGGGAACTGTTCGCTCAAGTTGAGTCAACACCCCCCGCCGCAGAGGAGCAGAAGTTGTCGGTGCCGCAGGCGACACCACAGCTGACGCAAAAAGACGTCGAGGAGTATGGTAGTGAGCTAGTAGATATGGTTAAGCGCGCTGCGCAAGACGTATCTAATAGCACTACAGCCGATATTCTACATTTAGTAGAAGAAAGGCTAAAGAAACTCGAAGGTTCTGTACAGACTGTAGAACAGTCTACCGCTCGTACAGCACAAGAAGTCTTCTTTGATAGTCTGACTAAATCAGTACCAAGTTGGCAACAGCTAAATACTGATGAAACGTTCTTGAACTGGCTTAACCAGCCAGAGCCGATGGTAGGAGCGCCAAGACTGCAACTATTGCAAGATGCAGTGGCTAAGCAAGACGTTCGACGGGCAGCGTCGTTTTTCAATACATTTGAACAACTTATGGGTGTATCTGAAGAACCTGCGTCAACGGAAGAACTTGCTGAAACCGAAGCCTCCGCACCTAGCGAAAAGCTGGCTAAGAAAGTTGTTCCCGGCAGAGGGCGAGCCGCAACGCCTAAAGGCCAAGGTGGTAAAATGGAGTGGGATCGTAAGTCCATCGCCAAGTTATATGATGACAAACGTTTGGGTAGAATTTCACCTAAAGAGTTTGATAAACTTGAACGCGATTTATTCCGAGCGCAATCCGAAGGTAGGATTGCAGTTTAATATGGGCCTAACTCTAGGAGAGTAACATGGCATATCCTCACGCAAGCGGGACAGTATCGTATAGCGGTACTTTTATCCCAGAAATCTGGTCAAAAAAGCTCATCGAAAAGTTCTACGATGCGACTGTATTGACTGCTATTTCTAACACCGACTACGAAGGTGAAATTCGTAGCCAAGGTGATATGGTAAAGATTCGCACCATTCCCACCTTGACCATCAACGACTATTCTTCTGGTCAAACTCTGGTAAACCAGCGTCCAGAAAGCGAAATCGTTGAACTCCTTATCGACAAGGGTAAGTATTGGTCTGCGATTGTTGACGATGTACAAGACATACAGGCTGACCTTGAACTCATGAACATGTGGGCAGGGGACGCGTCAGAGCAGATGAAGATTCGGGTTGACACCGAAGTTTTGGGTTCTATTGTTCCCGACTTCGCTGCTGAGAACAAAGGCGCTGCCGCCGGTCGTATCTCTGGCAACATCAACCTTGGCGCTACTGGCACTCCGCTGGCAGTAACTAAGTCTAACATCCTTGACACTATCCTTGATATGGGTCAAGTGCTGGACGAGCAAAACCGCCCCGAGACTGGTCGTTTCTTGGTTATGCCTTACTGGGCGACTACTCTGCTCAAGAAGTCAGACATCAAAGACGCGTCTTTGACTGGTGACGGCTCATCGCCTCTCCGTAACGGACGAGTTGGTATGATTGACCGCTTTGAGATTTATCAGAGCAACAACCTGCCTAAAGTCGTTGACGGCGGCAACAACGCCTTTAACTTCATCGCGGGCGTAAAGAACGGTCTGACGTTTGCTTCTCAGCTGACCAAGACTGAATCTCTGCGCGCAGAGTCTACTTTCGGTAACATCATGCGTGGCCTGCAAGTTTATGGCTACAAAGTTATCGACGGCAAGTCTCTCACCGCTGCTTACGCTTACAAGGGATAAGGAGACTGACCTATGGCGACTTATAACGCTTACCCCGGCGCTGACGGGGCACTGATCGTAGACGGCAACGGTAGCAATGCTGCTGGCGCCCCTGCGGTAACTGTACTGGATGGTACTTTTGACGCCTCCTTGCTGAACCTTGCTGCTAACGATGTAGTACAAGTAATCAAAGTGCCCAAGGGTACCTTGGTTCTGAACGTTATGTACGAGGTAATCAACGGTGACGCTACTCAAACTGTCAACATCGGCGACGGTGCTGACGTAGACGGTTGGGTTGCGGCGGCTAGCGTCGCTACTGCTGGGGCTATCGGTCTCGGCGCTGGTGCGCTCGCCAGTGCTGGCGGCAAGTTCTATTCCGCTGACGACACCATCGACATTGAGTGCCCCACTGCTGGTGCGCACGACACAATGAAGATTCGTGTCTTTGCCCACGCCGTTATGTGCGGCGTTGCTGGCTAATCGGTCCGTTTTGTGGGACTCTTTAGGGGAGCTATGCTCCCCTCTTTTTATTAAGGAATGTGAATTATGCCTAAGATGCTTCGACACGAAAAAACGGGTGATTTGTATATCTATACCGCTGCATTAGCGACCCGAGAAGATATGGTAGAGGTAGAAGACGAGCCTACGCCGGAGCCTACCCCTGCACCTAAGCCAAAAGCTAAAGCTAAGCCAAAAGCTGAGCCTAAGCCTATCGTTGAGGAAGAATCTGAAGTAAAATCAGAGGATGACCTAGACTCTCTCTTTGGCGAGGAGTAATACATGACCGGCTCAGAGTTAATCGCGTATACACGCACGTTGTTGGCTGATTCTACTGAGCCGTATCTTTGGTCAGACGACTTCCTACTAACCGCTCTGCAAGAGGCGGAGCGGCTATTTTGTATGCGCACGCACCTGAACGTAGTAGAGGAGTCGGTGACCACAGCTGCGGACTCCAGCACCTACGCGTTACCAGAAAACACACTAAAGGTTGTCTTCGCACACATAGACGACACGCCTGTAGACCGGCTAACTGCGCCAAGCAGTACTGTCTATCTGCGTAGTGCTAGGGGTAAGCCTACGGGGTATGTTACTGGTTTTCCCACACGCAATGTTACGTTTTACCCCACACCAGATGCCGCGTACATTGTAGATTTAATTATAGCCGCCTTGCCCGAAGAAGGGTTTGGCGCTAGCGACGATCCGGTTGTCCCTGCTGAGTGGCAGTTGCTGCTCGCGGACTTCGCGGCACACAAAGCACTTATCACTAACGATGTAGATGGTAACAACGTAGGCACTGCGACGACGTTTATGCAGCGCTGGGAGCTTGGCGTTCTGGAAGCTAAGCGTATGGACTATCTGCTACGCACATCGCCCCGTGCGCCCCTGCGCTCGTGGACAGGAGGTAAACGGTAATGGCTAGAAACCCGGCACTAGAGAGGGAACAAGCAGCTTCGCTTACACAGGCGCTAGGCATCCCCACTAACTCTAGCAATAACAGCGGTATAGCGCGCGCTCGTGCTAACCAAAGGGGGAACCCTGCGCCCCCTGCGCCCCCTGCGCCCCCTGCGCCCCCTGCGCCCCCTGCGGATACAGCCCCTGCGGGTAAGGCTGACACTGCCCCGTTGCAAAATACAAACCTTAACGATTCGCCCGATATGGGCCAGCGTATAGATAGGGACCAGCGTATAAAAGACAGTGTGGCCCGAACTTTTGCCTTTACGCCCCCTCAGTACTCGGCTGATGATTTGACCCGCAGGGCTATTGACCTCGCGTCTTCTGCCGAGTTTATGCCCCGCTACGAGAGCCGTACGGCTATCAATATCCCTAACAGACAGCAGGCTATGCGCGAGAATCTGGCTATGGAGCGGGCCGCTAAGCAGGGTGATTTCTACGACCGCATGAACCAAGTCGGCTTTGTTACGCCAGACTTGCTCAGAATGGCTATTCAAGACCGCCAAGCGTCTAGGGCGCTGGCCGCAGATAGCGTCCGCGAAGGTGGGCGCCAAGGGTTGTTGTCCCAGAAGCAGGCGCTCGACGAAGCACGGCTAGCCGAGGAGATTGGGCAGGCTGAGTATAAGTCTGGCGTTGACCGTAACGCGATGCAACGGGATTTGGCGCAGATTCTAGCGAATGCCGGCTTGCAGCAGAGGGCTACGGATGTGGCCGAGCTGGGTAACATCCTTGCTAACAACCTAGGGGTAACGCAAGCCAATATAGGCGGTCTCGAAACGTACTTAAATTTGACTAGAGACTCTGTGACGGGTCAAGACAAAGACCCCTTCGGGCGGTCGCAGGGAGTTAGAGACCTGCTGGAGATGCTAGGACTAGACCCGGAAAAATACGCCGAGCCGGGTAGAGTACGGCTTGCCGATGGCGGCGAAGTTAGTATGGAAAACCCCACAGCCGAAGGCAAAACGGCTGGGCTAGACACGGGCGACTATGTGTTCCCTGCGGAAGCCGTGCGGTTTTACGGCATGAAGACTATTAAAGCGATGGTCGAAAAAGCGATGATGGCGGATGATGCTTAATGTCCTTACTAAACCCGACTCCCGAGGAGATTGCACGCGGGTCTAGCCTGCTGGCGCCCCTCCGACCCGACTACAACCAAGCAATCGACCTTGCCGATCAAGGGGCAGGGCTTAGGCGCGTCTCTGATTTAGGAGTAGACTTCCTTAGTGGGATTGCCGCCATCCCGCAGGGCGTTGCTGGGCTGGTTCCCGGTTTGGGCGGGGTTAGTCAAGGGATAGGCGAGCTTAGGCAGGGTATGGGCGAAGCCCTGTACTCTCCGCAAAGGCAAGCAGAACAGGCGAGGCTTGCGCAAGAGCTAGCCCAAACAGAAGGGTTTTTCGATGACGCGGGGACGTACCTCCGCGCTATTGCACGCGACCCAGCATTGGGCGTGGGCGCTCTTGTGGAAACCTTGCCGGCTCTAGTCGCCACTAGACAAGTAGGTCTAGGACTTGGCGCTGCCGCTCCTAAGTTGTCTGCTCCAGCGCGAGCGGCTATCGCCGAGGGCACCGTAGCAGGTGCTCTGGCCGCTGGCGCTATTGGCGAGGAAGGGGGCGATTACTTTCAGCGTTTAGCGGGTATCCCCGCTGGTATCGCTACCGGTTTAATCTCTGGGGGAAGCAACCGACTCATCGGCAAAATGGCCCAACAGCAAGGGCTAACGGGTGCCGTGGGTCGAGGGCTAGAGCAAGCTGGCGATATTGACATCGCCCTTGTAGGCGGAGCCGGTGCAGGTAAAGGCCGGCTTTTGAACCGTATGGCGCTGGGCGGCATCCGCGAGGGTGTGTTTGAAGAACTGCCCCAGTCGCTCTCAGAACAGGCTATAACGAACTTAGCCCTTGGCGAAGACATAACCGAAGGGTTAGGCTCTGCGGCGGCTGGCGGGCTTCTCCTTGGCTCTGCTATGGGCGCAGGGTTTACTGGGCTTCGCGGCGCCACCCCCGAGCCTGTCCCCGAACGCTACGTTCCCACGCGCCGAGAAACCACCGAACTCCCAGAGGCGGGGCAGGAAGTAGAGCGCCTTAGCCGTGCCAAGCGCGAGGGCGTAAGAACCAAGAGCGGAGAGCTATTTAAAACAGAAGGCGCCGCCAAAGCAGCCCTGACCCGTCGAGGCGACAACGCGGCGGACTTCGACATTATCCGAACAGGTGGCGGCACTAGAGAAAACCCGACGATAGGGTTTACCGCTATACGGCGTGAAGACGCAGAAGGGGTTGATTTTGAGACTCGGCAACAGGCGGCGGCAGGAGCGGAAGCAAGTGCCGAAGATAGGCAAGCCGCGCGTGCTACGCTGGAAACAGAACTCAAGGGCATAAAAGGCATAGGCAAGAAGTCTATCGACGCCGTGCTCAACGTGAAGTCAGCGGCGGAACTAGAAGCCTTACCCACATCTGTACTCAGCAACAGCCGCAAGCAGACAATTTTAAACAGCGATGCGTTTAAAACGTACGTAGAGCAGGGAGCTATACCCGACTTTCGTGGCACAGACCCTAAAGGCGCCGCGCCGGTGACTCCCGCTGAATTTATAGACCAAGACACGGCGCAACAAGAAGCCGCGCCGGTGACTCCCGCTGAATTTATAGACCAAGACACGGCGCAACAAGAAGCCGCGCCAGACCAACCTACGCAAAAGGTTGCGGTTGAGGACGGCTTTGACGGCATATTTGACTCGCTTGACTTAGAAGAAAGCGACACTATTCCGCCGGTAAAAGCCAAGGCTAAGGCAGAAGATGTTAAGCCTAAGTTGATTAATTTAGGCCGTAGGCTGACTAGCACGAACTTTGAAGAAGCGTTCGGTACGCCGATGGCTAATTCGCTAGACGAGGTGTATGGCGACCCCGGCACTACTACTAACGGCGTAATAGAGAAGAAGTTGATGACGCCAGACATGTTTAAAGCTGTGGCGCACTTAGCGAGAGGCATCACCCCCGCCGAAGCCAGTCGAGCCGCAAGCGACAAAAACGAGAGAGGAGTCCGCAATACTATAAATCTGGTGAACGCCATAAATAAATGGCTGGACACCGACAACAACGCGCAAAGCCGACAGCTTGTAGCGGCGTTTGAAGAACTGCACAGGGCTACGACGTCGTATGAGATGTTCACTAAAGTCTACCCTAGTACCCGCATGCTTCAAGTCGGAGCAACCAATGAGCTAGAGCCGAACAGGTCGATACCGGGGCCAGACTTTGCCGCTGAACAAGACATAGCGTTTACGCCCGAGGAATTAGACGCGCAGGCCGATTTAGTCCGAGGTGTAGTGTCCACTCCACCAGAGAAATCTGGGCTTGGCGTGATTTCGTTGGAAGCCCGTGCGCAGAGAATCGCCGACGCGATCGATGAAATAGAACAGCTGGTTGGTAGAAACAACCTGCGAGTAGTTCAGTGGCTGATGAAACGCGATACGCAAAGGGCGCAGGGTGAGGTCACTTCGGTTACCAAAGGGTCGAATTATGAGTCGTCCCCCGCGATTAGATTCCACATCTATAACCGGCGGTATCGTGAAGGCCAGCTTTTTAACTTTAGCCCAGAAAGAACCCAAACTAGAGACGCGGTTGACCAAGCGATAGAAGTGCCGGGCATTGCCCCTGACGAGAAGGTAACCTACGGGTATAACAGCGTAGTAGGGCAAACGACTTCGGGGCGACCCGTTGCCAAAACTAACACGCCTAGACTGGCTAAGCTGATAGACCAGCGTTTAGCGGAAAAAAGAGCCTCTACACCTGTAGGCGCTATGCTTGCGCACTATAGAGACGTCTCGCCTTCGCCTACCACCAAATTGCTGGCGGGCCACTTACTAAAAATAGGTGAGCGCAACGGGTTCTTTAACAACATAGAACTTATTATTAGCCCCGTAGACGCAAAAAGCGCCGAAGCGTATGGGTTGGTTCAGCCCCGTGCTGTAGGTAGCGCGCAGTACACAATGTTTTTAGCGTCAGACGGCCAAAACGAAGCTATCGTTTTGCACGAGGTTATGCACGCTGTAACGCTAGGCGCGCTTAGGCAACGTCGCGACCCAGAGATTATCGCCGCGTTAGACGCTTTGCGGAGTGAGTTTAGGAGTGAGTTTAAAAGCCGCTTCAAAATAGTTGAGGACAAGCTGAAGTTTGACCGAACAGGTCTAAACCCAACACTTGAGCTTTCACCGGAAGAACTATCCCAGCTATATACCATAATAAGCGAGACCGACCCGGCTGAGTACCAAGGGAGAGGGTATGCTAGTTACGGCGCGACTGACCCCGGCCTTGACGAGTTTGTAGCGTACGGCATGACCGATGCTACGCTCCAAAAAGTTATGGCCGCTACCCCTATACGAGACAAAGCAACTCTAAAGGCGGCTAAAGCAGGCGGGGCAAAAAACTTGTGGCAGTTTTTTGTTACGAGAATAAAGGCACTGCTAGGCATCAAAGCCGTGAAAAACTCCATGCTGTCCAGCTACATGGACGCCACGTCTTCATTGTTGGGTAACATTTATGCTCGGTCCGATGACTCGTTGACCGCGTTCGCGTTCTCTGCCGATAAAAAAGGCAAACCCGCCGCAGTAAAGGCCGCTATAGACTTCAATAACCTACCCCCTGACATGGTGGCGAAGTCGCAGAGCGCCAAGCAAAAGGCCGCAGAAAGCAACAAAGGCCGTGAAAAGGTCACCGAGGACACTAATAAGTTTAGAGAAGATGAAAAGAAAAAGCGGCAAGATGCGGCGGCAGAAGCTGAGCAAGCGCGATTTGACGAGGTAGCGGCGGGTAAAGCAGAAACAGCCGTGCCGCAAGCTAAACGCAAAACCAGACAAGACCTTACTGTGTTTGACCAACTAGGTCGCACCACTATGAACGCCGTGGCACAACTGTTTGGGAAAGAGACGTGGGCGCAGTTAGTGGACGGCTTGGGTAAATGGTCGGCGGACAAATTTGCCAACTTCGTATCCCAAGAGAACCCGCTGTCTGCCGCTGTCCGCGCCGTAGTGGTTGGTGTCGTAGATAAATACGGCACGACCGAGCAATTCCGCAACTTGCTCCACGAGTACGCGCGCAATAGGCAAAACGTGTCGGCTACAGCGTATGCCGCCTATGAGACTTTGCGGAGCATGGACTCAAACGCGCAACAGGCGCTGGTTGACTACCTTGGTGAGCGCGACGACGATAAGCTAGCCAAAGCGCTAAACAACCCTGCGCACGTAGATATGGTAAAGAAGACAGTGGCCGGTATGGAAGAACTGCTGTCAGAAGCCAAGCGCCTGCGCGTTATGCGCGAAGGGCAGGAAGACTTCACGCTAGACGACATACTTGCGCTGTCCGACAACCCGCGCTACCGCCGTATGATTGATCGCGCTGCGGGCAACGTAGGTATTTCAGAGGCCGCTAGAGCTAAGAACTTTAAAACAGCCACGCAGTCTATGGACTGGGTTATTACGAAGAACGGCAAGCAACTCAGCAGTCTGAAGCCGGGCCGCGATTTTTACAAAATGTACAACGCCGCTACCGGGGACACGTACTTTGTAGAACAAGGGATTGACGAAAATCTTGTTAGGAGCAAAAACCTCGTACCTGACATGGACGACCTTTTGCCCTACAGAACCGAAAAGTTGCTATCCCAAACCGACGTACGTATGTCTCGCCGCCGAACCGTGGAGGAGATGGGCACAGAGCGCAACCCTGTACAGGTTGTAGCCTCGCTCACAGCAACCATGCAGGATATGTCGCGCCGTATTGAAGGTGCTCGTATGAACACGGCGGCACTCGTAGCGCAAGAAGGCTTAAAGGACGCTAAGTGGATACTAGATGAGGAGGAACTAAAGAAAATCCAACAAGAATCGAGCGAGGAAATTCCAAAAGGCTCGTTACTAGACGCTGGCTCTAAAGCGATGGACCCCAAAGAGCTTCTTAGAAAGGCGAGACGACCGGGAACGTGGGTTCGCATCCCCGAGGACGCTTCTGAGTGGGGTGACCTGCAAGGTAAGTGGATGGCTGGCCCTGCGTATGCGTCGATGGAGGATTACTTCAGCGAAGAAGCCTTGGTAGACGCAGGCGTAGCGCGTACCGCTATGCGTACGTGGAAGAAGTTTAAGACAGTCTACAGCCCCGTCGCTCACATGAACAATGTGATGGGCAACGTCATACTCTCGTACTATCACGATTTACCGGCGGGCAATATCGCACAAGCCGCTCAACTTATTATAAACGGCGCTCGCGGCAAGCTGACTGGGCAAGACCTCAAGCTGTACGAGGAGTTTATGACGTCCGGCGCTACTCTCGGTGCGTTTAACGTGGCGGAAGTGAGCAGAGACGCGCAGACGTCTTTAGACGCGCTCGGCAAAAACTACAAAGGCAAAGACGGCGGCATCCGCAACCTAGTGGCGGTGCTTACGGAGATGGAGGGCACCTTCGCTAAGCTGGCCGTTGGCCGCGACGCCCTAGCCGCCGGCATCAGAAAGGGCGACGCGGCGCTTGCCGATATTTACAGCAACCAAGATAACGTGTTCCGACTCGCGGCGTACATGACGCGCATCCAGCAAATCAGGGAGCGCAAGGGCGGCATTGGCGCCGCTGATAAAGACGAAGCCGCACGGTTTGCCAAAGAAGCGTTTGTAGACTACGCGATTACCGCCCCGTGGATCGTCGCCGCGCGGAACTCAGTACTGCCGTTTGTGGCGTGGCCGTACCGCATGATCCCTCTGCTGTCTAAGTTGATGCTTACAAAGCCGTGGAAAGCCGCCGCAACGCTCGGCGCCGTACACGTACTGAACAGCGTGTTCACATCTATGGCTGGAGACGACGACGAAGAAGAAGGCCGACTACTCCTAGATAATTACATGCAACACAACATCTGGGGCGTACCGGGCGTGCCTTCTTACATTCGTATGCCGTTTGGAGACGAGGACAACCCAGTGTACTTCGGCGTCGGTCGTATGATCCCACTGGCTGATGTGCTCAACCTTGCGAACACGGGCGTCCCGCAGACGCTAGCGCCAGCTGGCCCACTGTACACGCTTTTTAATGCGCTCAATAACTACGACCCGTTCCGAGGACAAGAGATCGCAGGCGTCACAGACACCGCCGCAGAAAACTTTTGGAAGAAGTTTGTGTATGTGGGCAACGACATGCTGCCGCAATTTATCGCGAGTGGCAGGCGAACTGGAGACAAGTTAGGAGTACTGAGTAGCGAAAAGCTAGGGCCGTTAGGCTCTGAGCCTAACGCGTGGGTAGAGATAAGTCGCTTGCTCGGCGTCAACGTGCGCCAAGTAAATATGCCCGAACAGCAGTACAAGCAAACGCAGGAGATTAGAAACCTGCGCAGAGAGTACGGACGTGCTCGGTCTGCGGCACTTCGCTCCGAACTACGTAGGGGTAACCCGAACGTAGACGCCATTTACCGCGAGATGCTAGAGTTGAATCAGCGGCAGATAGAGGCGCTAAACGCAGAGCTAGGTATTATTGATTAAGGAATCAACATGCCCCGTAACTACAAGAGCGAATACGCAAATTATCATGGCAAAAGCGAACAAAAGAAAAAGCGTGCCAAGCGCAACAGCGCGCGCCGCCAAATGGAAAAAGCCGGCAAGGTTCGCAAAGGCGACGGCAAAGATGTTGACCATAAAAAGCCTCTAGCCAAAGGCGGAAGTAATAACCGCAGTAACCTTCAAGTTACGAGTCGCAAGAAAAACCGTAGCTTCAAACGTACCCGCAACGCTCGTATGGCGTAAAGCCCCGCTTCGTCCACTGATGGGGCTAGGTCAGCTTTAGGAGTGTATTCTGGACTAATCCGATTTTTGAAAAGGGAAAAACACCTTTGTACATCGGTGCATCGGACTCAGCACCCATACTCACACCACCGCGAGCCTTGGTTTACAACTAATCGCCCCCGGTTGCGTGCTTTCAGCCGCTTCGATTAGACGTGGGTGCGACTGCACCTCTATCGCTACGCAGTAAGTTTGACCAGAAGATGCGGCTCCGCTTACGCCCTTGAACAGAGTCTTTCGCGGCTCGCTTACGCCAATGCCCATATCTTCTAGCCCCTCTCTTGCGGAACGATACTCTGCTCCATTAAGTGCACACCAATTTCGGAAGGTGGTTCTGTTTATATATAGCCCCCCGCCGATCAGCTTGCCGTCTTTGTCGTACGCGTACTCGGTTCTGGCGACCGCTACTTTAGGCGCAGGCAAAGCATAAGCTCTGGTTGCTCCACCACCATCGTGATCCTCTCGCCAGTGCACGATCTTATCTGCGTTCTCAGTTAAGAACTGGAACACAACGTCGAGGCTGTCTAGCTTGGTTTCACGCATCGTCTCGCGCTGGCGTCTAACTGCCTGTAGCACGTTATCGACAGCTTTCTTGTAGTCGAACTCAATGAGTCCTAAGTCTGTGGCAATCTCGCCTATAGCGTCCGCGCACACGATCACGGAGTTTATAAACCGCTCTTGCCCAAGGAACTTGAATTGGTATTTGTCAGCGAAGCGAATGTACGCCCGCTCATATATTTCTTTTGCACCGCCGCGTTTGATGATTTCATCGACGAGCATTGGGCCGATTAGCCCGTAGTTATCCTCTAGCAGTCCTGTGAGGCGGTAGCCAAAATCCGCGTTGTCCTCAAAGATTTTTGTGCGCGGAAACGGCAACTGCAACACGCGCAACTGCTCTGCTTCTGACGAGATACGCATATTAAGCATCTCATGGATGTCCCGGTTAGATGATGCGAAGATAGGCATGTTCCAGTACGCCTGTTCTCTAAAACCATCTGCGGAACGCGACAGACGTGTGCGCTCTCTACCTTCTTGCCACGTAAAGATTTGCCTGCGCCCACGCTCTACGTCTACGGTTGTGTACTCGTCAATGTAGGCGCCGAAACTGCTGGTGATACCGAACGATTTGTATAACGAGTTATCCGTATCGTTGACTGTGCGGATAAGTTTTGACGGCTTGCCCCACGCACTCAGCCCGAACCGAGCCGTGAGCGTTTTGCCCGAACCCGAGTCGCGCGAGTACGCGTTCACAAACATACCTGCAATGTTAGACCCCGCCTGCAACGGAGCGCCTAGCATCATCAGGAAATAGCCGCCGTGGTACTTTAACTCTTTGTGCGCAAACAGCTTAGTCGCTTTCACCCACTTCGATACATCGCCCGTAGGGGCAAGGAACTCTTGGAACTCAGACGCCGCGCCTTCCAAATGGATATGGTCAACATCGTCCCTGCCGTGTACACCGCGTCCAGACAAGAACGAACCATCTTTCTGCCACCCAAAGTGCCGGTAGAAATGGTCGATACTGCTGGCTTTCTGCAATTCTCTTAGGTATGTCATTAGATAACTTTTTAGCCTCGTAGTGTCCCCGCTAACATAAATTTGTTTTAGCGACAGCGCCTTGCTAAGAGTCTGGCCCCCGTCTGCTATAGCCGTCACGTCTACATCTACCACCTTTGTGCCTTCGATGGGAAGGTTTACTGCAACCTTAGCTTTCTGCTGACTCTCCTCTACATCGGCAACGCGCCCAACTACCCACAGCGCGTAAGGCGCAACGAACGTGTCTTCATTGGAGTCCTTGGGGCGAAAGTACAAGTGGTTGTCTTTTATGTGATACCCGAAAGGTAGCTCGGTTGCGACAGTCGCGCCGGTCTTGGGGTCTTCGGATACTAGCTCAGTGTGTCCTTGCGTAAGCACTGCCGGGGACTTGATCTTTCCAAAGTGGGGGCATACTGCACACACGTTAGGGCAAAGCTCGTCAAACTTCTGACACGTCGTCGGCCCCGTTCCTTGCCACCCTTCTAGCTTGCGCTTGCTGTCTGCGAAGTCAAAATCCTCGTGCCCTCCAGCCAAGGCGATGATCGCCGCGTCTACGTCCTCCGCATACTTTGCGATTCCGAGACTAGCTCTCCACATAGGCTCTTGTGGAGTGTTACCAAGCGCGTCCTTAGCACCCTGCGACTCCAGCAACGCGCTGATTTGCACGCAACCCTTTAGCGATTCCAACACCACAGGTGTACGATTGCCTTCATTAAACGCGTCTAATACGGACGACCGGCGCTCTTTGCGCTGTAACGGCGTAGTATTAGCTAAGTCCTTGTAAGGCTTTAGCGCGGTGGCTAGGGTGCGCGGGTCTATCAAGTCGATAGGCTTTGCGGCTGTTACCTCTAGCCAGTTTGTCGGGTCTTTCTTGTGTCGCGTTCCCACAGGACGCAACACCATCGCAGGGTCGTGAATCTTTGACGTATCAAAGTCCACAGCGCAAGCCGCTAATGCGGCACGCAACATTCGCGCCATAAGCTCCCAATGCCTTGCCGATATAGCGCTAGTCATTGGCCAATAGGCGTGTACACCCTTGCCCGACTTAACGAACAAAGGCTTAGGTAAATCTACTTCTGCGCACGCGCGCAACAAATCTTTTGCCGCCTCGCGTGCGTCTTCGTACTTACCCCCTACGTCAATATCGACGGCGAGAGTTTTGAATTTGTCTGCAAACACGGCTTTGCGCCTCGCGCGTAGCCGTCCAGTCCCATCTTCTTCTACGTTGTCAACAAACGTGCCTAGCGCGAAATAAACAGTGGCATCTGTTTTGTCGTAGCCTAGCGCGGCGTCAGTTAGAGATTCAATAGAATTATGGTTTTCGTTCCATCCTTTACCGTCTGGCTTTTGCACGAAAAGTACGTAAGTACCTTCTTCGGGCAAGACGGTGCTGAAAAAATCACACGTTAACATACGCCCCCACAATACTTGTGCTCCCCCGCACGGTACGCGTACGGGGGGTCAGTATAGAGCCTAATCAAATAAGCTGTCCAATGCGTCCTCTAATTCAGACAAGCTCTCCGGTGCCGCTTCCTGTTTCTTCGCCTCTGGCTCTGGCGCAGGTTCGGGCTTGGGTTCTGGCGTAATCGGCACCACGACCTCCGCAGGTTCTGCGGAGTTCGGCACCACAATCTCCGCAGGTTCTGCGGGAGGAGCGCCAATCTTGGGAGCACCCGTATCCGGCGAGGGTATGGCCGGTGCAGGCGTGTTGGGTGGGGGAATCAGCCGTACTGCGGCCTTCACATCGTCGCTCTGAGTGATCGAATCAATGGTAGGCAACGCCTTTTCCGGCAGAAAGTTCTTCATTTTGAAGGTAACGAGCGGGAAGCTGGCGTTATCGTCAAACCCTAGCTCGGTCACGACTTCTTCTGGCACCGCCCCGTAGTTCTGCAAGTGCTTGAAGTACTCCCGCAAAGGCTTCATCGCCGACACAGATAGCGTCAACTGGTAGACCTTCTTGGGGTCAGCCGCAGGGACAACAGCCAAATGCCGCTGGTCAGAACACAGCTTGCTCTTGGCGCCAGACGGATTGACCTTACTGCCTAACACGTTATTAGGACACAGCGCGCACGAGTCAGACACTGGGTCAGGGACTCCCGCGTTGGGTCTAACGCCGTCATCGCTAGAACACGATGGGCGTTGCTCGGTGCCGTCATAGGCTTGAGAGTAAAAAACCTTACTAGTGTTGGGGTTAATTCCCACAATCACTACGTCTAAGGTGTTGCCTACAGGAGTCTCTACACCGGCCTCGACCAGCCGATACTTCGCGGCTTTAATAGAGATGCGGGGGAGAGACGCGCCCGATTCCGTTACTACTGCATCCAGAATGGACGAACGAGTGCCACTATCTCGACGCGCGGCCATGCGCGCGGCAATGTGGTCTGGTACTTGCATGGGACTAGTCATATCACTTACTCCGTTGTTCACGTACGTTAAAAACCATGTAACTACTAAAATTGACGCCGGGAGGTGGTGCACCTTCCTCCTCTATAAACGCCTTCACCGCCGTTTTACTGGCGCGCTTCTCCAGCAAATCCCAAGCGTCTTCGCTTTTGATATACTGAAAGAAACTCTCGGGTTCAGCTAGGGTGCACGTATGGTGGGTAGACCAGTACCCCGTCCCCAGCTGGGTCGGGATCGTCTTGAGTCCCGCCTCGTCAGCCTTCAGCGAAATCCACGCCTCCAGCTTTTTCATAACTTCTTTGCGTTTACCCACTTCGACCTTCGCGTTGCGATTTATCTCGTCGCACTCTTTGCGTAAGGTCAGGTATTTGTCGATGGCTTTTTCAAAGTCCATATCACTATCTCCTAATCATTAACACCACGCACCATACTAAGAAAGTCAGTCAAGACTTTCTGTTTATTTTTGAGCCGGTTATATAACTCAAACTCAAAATTAGTAGCACCCAGATGGTAAACAACAGTTTTACCTTCTGTATCTAATCGCCGTATTCTGGCGTTAGCCTGTTCGTACATCTCCAACGAGTATATAGGAGCGTACCATATAATACTGCTCGCTTTCGTAAGGGTCAGGCCATGAGCCGCCACCTTGGGGTGAGCCAAGAGTATTTGTATGTTGTCTGTGTGCTGAAACTTATAAAAAATATCATCACGTTCAGACTTCTTTACATCACCATTAACCATAGCTACATCTAACTTCTTTTGTTGTAGTAGCTTGTACAACCGTTGTTGTACGCCGCGCAACGGAACAAAGACAATGCACTTGTCTCCGACCTCCGCGATAATGTCCTCTAACATAGCGATACGGCTGGAGTCATCGAACTCCACGTTCTCACCATCAGAGTTGTAAGCCACACCACAACACACTTGGAGTAGCTTCTGAAAAAGCACCGCCGCGTTAGCCGCCGATATGTCGGCTCCTGCAATGCAGGCTTCTTCCTGTAGCTCTTTATACGCCTCTGCCTGCACCTTAGTCAAGGCACATTCGCGGGGTACGTAAACTGTATCAGGCAAATCTTTGCACTCGGCTAGGTCGAATCGTATCGACGGCTGTAGCACGGCTTTGCATACGGTTAGCGCTTCGGGCCTTGGTATCCACTTAAACTGAGACACCTTTTGCATGGTCAAGTCTTTGAACGCAGTAAAACTGCGAGGCAGGGACTTGCTGTTGACAAGTTTAGCCAAAGCCCACGCGTCCACAGGAGATTGCGCGATTGGCGTGCCGGTCAGCAACCATAGCCAAGGCGACACCTCGTTCACGTAGTTTGCAAACAGCTTGAAACGGCGAGAACTAGGCGTCTTGAGCGCGGTAGCCTCGTCGTACACCACAAGGTCAAAGTCCCTGAAGTTATCCGGCATCGTCGTAAAGCCATCGTGGTTGATGATAAAGAACTCGACGCCCTTCTTCTCCAACAACTGCTCGCGCTTCTTCCTTGTGCCCGTTAGTATTTCAAAGCTGCGGTGCGGCAAATGTTGCATGATCTCCTTACCCCACACAGGTTTGAGCGTAGACAATGGAGATATAATAAGCACTTTTTTAATAACATTAGTGGTTAGTAAATAGTCTGCCGCCCACAGCGTACTAATAGTCTTGCCCGTGCCCGGCGCGTTGAGACATAAACCACGCCTGTTTGCTACTAAGAAAGCAGCAGTTTGGCGCTGATGTTCCATCGCAGAGAATCGAGCAGGCCAGTCGTAGTAATTTAGGATAGGCGCAGGCACGTTTTTGATGCCCATGTTCCTGAGTACATGAGTTTCCTCGACGCCATGATTCAAAGCAATGTACTCGACGTTCTTCAGCTGAAAGACTTTGGCGTGCGGCACTACCTCTAGCAACCCTTCGTTGCCGGACTTGGGGAGCACGATCTTTTCTCTGTTGGGCACAACTATAGCGGTCATACGTCCGCGAGTCCTTTTATTACAGCCAGCGAAAGGCGTAAAGCGTCAAGGTTCTTTTCGTTGATAACAAAGTACAGCCCCTGCGCTTCGCGGATGCTGTTGCCTTGTTTTTTCTGCCAAGCCGACTCTTTGTTAGCTCCAAACTTGGTCTCAACACCGACGAACTTGCCGTTTATACACGCAACAAAGTCAGGTATTCCTTTTACTCCATAACCTGTTTGTACCGGCATATACCACCACGCACCGAACTCGGTTAGTATTTTTTTGACCTCGGCTTTCACATCTTTTTCGTTCTTCACGCTATCTCCCGTAAGGGCAAATGTCCCGCGCCGCGCACCACCGGCACAAACCGCTCGGCTTTGCCTCAAACACCCCTAAGTCTATGGTCTCCTGCGCGTAGTCGAACCTTTGCATCAGGTTGCGCCACATCGGATCAAACATAGACCGCTTGTACACCATATCTGTAACTTGGTCGAACTTGAGCCACACGAAGGCCGTCTTGACCGTCTTGACCTCGGGAAAGTGCAAGAACACCATACAGGCAAACAACTGCAACTGCGTAGGATTGTCTCGCACCTTGCCTGTTTTCCAGTCCAAACAATATGCTGTATCTCCATCAACCACTAACACGTCAGCTATACCACGTAGCCATACGTCTTTTGCCATCCAATCACACGGCTCTAACTCTGGTGTTACAGCCATTTGGTACTCATACAGGTGTGTACCTTTCTTTTCTAGTAGCCTGTCTATCAGGCTTTTCCACTTTCTTGTCTCGCGAGTTAAATACTTTTCGTCTCGCGACTTTGCATACATTTCTAGCGCCTCGTGCACTCTAGTGCCGTAGGCCATCGCCTCTGATTCTACTACTTGTACATTCTTTGTTACGTATAAGTAGTCGAACTGTTGCGGACAATTTTCAAACGTGCTCAACCTGCTGTAAGACATTGGAAACTTGGACATACTCGACCCCAATCATTTAGCGTCTCCGTACGTTCTGCCGACTTCTACCTCACAATCTAGGGGTATTGACCCCCTACACCACGGCGGAGCTTCGCGGAGACAAACTTGCATCCATTCTTTGCACTCGTCCACGCGTGCATCAGTGACCACACAAACAGCTTCGTCGTGTACACTGAGGGCCACAGGAAATCTCCTGTTTATGCGCGCAGTCTGCCACATGACAATATGCCGCGCGGCGTGTTGCGATATGTTTTCTACCACTTTTCCACCGTAAATCTTCTGCTTCTTACCCGCAGACCAATACTGCCAATCACCCGTGGCATCACGATGCAGGTCGTGGTACACAACCCCCACCGAGTTTGGCATTGAGAACCCGTTATGAGTCGTCAAAAACCAACCGTTTACATCAACTGACTGTAACACATCTCTGCGCTGAATTGCAGGCAAAATCACATCATTGCAGTGCTTCCACAGCGCAACTACCTTGTCGTGCCGCGAGCGATACAACCAAACAATGCGCTCTGCTTCGGCCTCTGAGATAACTTGCCCCGCCATCACCCGCACCATTTCTTTAAAACGGGCCGCTCCAGCGCCATATTGGAGAGAAAGCATGGCTACTTTGCCCACCATGCGCTCTTTTTTATCGTCTTTAACGATATTGCGGTTATACATTTCAGATGCGAAGTCGCAGTACAAGTCTACGCCCGAGCGTATTTTGTCTACCACGTCTGTTTGTCCAGCCAATGACATCACTACTCGTAACTCGATATTACTAGAGTCGCCAACTACAACGGAATTACCCGGCGGCGCACCTACGCACTTGCGTATCTCTGCGCCTGTCCCGCGAGCAGGAATGTTCTGCCAATTCATTTTGTTGCCGCCGGACAGCCGGCCCGTAGTTTTAGCGCCCCAATGGTTTAAGTGTACGGGCAACGGGCCACGCCTTGCCGCTTCCATCAAACGTAGCGCGCGGGTTTCGTTGATCGTCGATTTGACACCAAGCCGCGCCGCTACAAGAGACTGTACGTCTGGGTTGGAGTGGTCTAAAAGGTCAGTCAGGTCGCGGTCGTTTTTTGCGAAGGCGTAGGTCTCTTTGCCCGTCCGCGCGGACATTTTCATGGGTGGGATTACGCCTAAGTTGCGTAGTGCTTCTGCAAACTTGGGGTTGGACATTAGCTCGTCGCGACCAATTTGCGCACGCTCTAACAGCGCGTCTTTGTCATCAAGCACGCTGTTATGATAGTTGAGCAGGCGGTTGGCATCGCCTATAAGAGTCGGTTCGGTAAACATCCGCGTAGTCATGTCGATAAGATATAGCTCAAGAGCAGGTGTTGTCTCTAACAACTTAGAAGCAATGAGGCTACAAAGCGCGACGTCGTTGCAGCAGTATTCGGCGTAACGAGCGAGTCCTGCTTCAGTAAAGTCTGCCCTACGCAAGCCCATAGCGGTCTGCACCTCGGTGCCTTTCTGACCTAGCCCCATGTGTTCGGCTACTTTTGCAAGGGAGTGACGCGCTAGCCAAGGGAAGGCCATGCGAGATAAAGGTACGGTGTCCATCCACAGCTTAGGCTTGAGATCAAAAAGCTGAGTAGTGATGAAGCCGTCGAAGTGCGCGTTGTGTGCGCAGACAGCGGTGGACGGCCAGTCGATGACGCCCTGCAAAAAGTGCTGGGTATCTGTAAAGGAGCCGCTAAACCAGATAGGTTCTTTGGATAAACTGGGTTTGACGGAGACGCCTACAACCTCAAACTGGCTAGACATACAGTACTCATCTGTTGTCAGTTTGCTAAGAGAAAAGTCGCGGTCGTAGTACGTCTCGTAATCAATCGTGGCGAAGTCAGCGATCAAGCGCTAGCCCTCCACGATAGAGTAGATAGAGATAAGCGCGCATAACAGGAACAAGGCCGCTACGCCTTCGTGCCCCAATATATCGCGGAGTTTTTCGTAAATTTTGTCCCAATTCATTTGCCTGCCCCTATGAGTTGCGCCATTTTCATTTCGGCAAACTTCTGCACTGTAAGATCAGACTTAGCCGCCTCTGCCCAGATAGCGTCGATGTCAGCTATGGGCCAGTCGCTGAGATCAGCCACCTCGCTCATGCAGTCAATAATGTAGGCGCAGTACGCCTCCCCCGCGTTGCCTGCGGTAGCCGACCTAACCAGCCGGTCTAGCCGCAAGGGTATTTCTTTTTCTTTCTTAATCACTGTTATTCTCCTTAATACAAGTAAGGGTCAATGCGCTCAACCACTAGCGGTCTGTCGTGCTCCCGCAAGCGGCTTTCGCGCACATAAGTTAAGTTACTCAACACAAAAACTGGCTCTCGGTAATCCTTGGCTATCGCCTCGGCGCAATGGAGCACTGCGACAATATGCTGTTGCTCGTCCCGCGTTACCTGCCAGTCACCCATAAGGCCCAACCCCTCGGGGAATACGCTTCGCCCAGTCAGAGTAGTAGCCGTCTAACAGCATTTTGTCCATAAACTCAAGATGCTTTTGCAACAAGTACCGCGCGCGCAGTAGCTCAAACGCCATTGCTTTTTGGTCGTCCGATGACAGCGACTTCCAGTCATACTTGTTAGCAATAAAGGCTTCTAGCCGTTCTTGAGGAACTGGCGCAAAGTCTTTCATGCGGCGTCCTCGCCGTATCCACTGTCGCCTTCCTCAAGCGTGATTAACTCCTCAAGCTCTGCTCGACAACAATCGCTGAACTGGTATTCAAACTTATGAACACCCTTCTCTCCCCAAAACTCGTATGGCTCTGCGTCTATTTCGTAGACAACGCCACACTCCTCTTTGCACTTACTGCATATCTGGGTCGTGTACATGATAATCGTCCTCTAAAAATAAGTTTATTTCTGGGATCGGCACTACCAAAAGTTGTGCGATTTCTGCACCGTGATACACGGTAAACGGTTTTCGTCCGTGGTTATGTAGGACTACGCGCACCTCACCCGTAAAGGTGGGGCTTATCAGCGTGGGCGCATCCAAAACTGATACCGAATGTTTCTGAGATAGCCCCTTGCGGGACAGGATCATGCCGGAATAGCCCGTAGGGATGACTACCGACAAACCTGTTGTGACTAACTCGGTCTGCGTAGGAGATAAACGCAAGGGGTGCCCTAAGTCTGCACAAAGGGTCAGCCCTCGCGAAAAGTCTACTACCTCATCAGGTAAAGTTGCGGACGGCGAAAGCCTGCGCATCCTAAGCTGAACGGGACGTTTCCCTAAAACTGTCCTCGTTTCGGTCATAGGTTACTCCACGCGCCAGATACGAACGCCCTCGGCGTGGTTGTCATACTCGCCTTGAGTGCCAGCGCGGACGATGAACCGGCGGTCGCCGTCCAGCTTACGCTTGGCCCACATGCACGCTCCCAACATGCGGTTACGAACCCTATCCATAGGCTCGTCGATGTTTTTAGCGACAAAGAAGGAGTCCCCGATCTGCATGTCCGCAAACGGGTACTTGGGGGTGCGCCCTCTGCTTGTCGCAGGGACGGGTACATTTGACTCTATTTTATACGTCATCAGTAAATGCCTCACTAGTTACAAGAACACAGACGGTCTCGCCGCCGTACATCACATCAAGCTCTACGCACTCGTCCGCTGAATAGCCAGAGGAACGCACTGCGGAGAACAATTCACTCAAAGTCACGCTGAGTGAATTGACTATTATTACACCCCGTTGCGGGTCTACGTCAATAGCAACGCGATCTTTATTTATAGGCACCGTCACGTCAATGCCCATTTTTGCGAACCCGTGGCACAGCCTAGACTCAATGCGTTTGAGCCTAGCTGTTACCTGTTTATCAGTGTTTGTCATCGTCCATTACTCCAAAGTACATATAGGACACAGTAAATAGACGGATGGCCTCGCCGTCAGCACTCTGTAGGGGCGCGGATTCATCGGGCACTTTGTACCCGATTTCACCGATAAACGTGTCGCTGTTGAACCGTAAATAATTCATTGGCAACACTACCCCAAACAAGTTGTAAGACTCGACCATCCATATATCGCGGAACGCCTCCGACCACGTTTCTCCTGTCAGCGTAGTCGGTAGCATTTAGTTGAGTCCCGACAAGGTAGCGGCGGTCTGCAACGCCGCGATTTCGTCAGAGTTGATCGCCTCGTAATTATCTTGCTCGGCGGGTTTGCGAGGGCCACGCGTCACTTTCTCGCGCACCTTACGCAAGATATGATCGGGGATAACAGGCTCAAACTGCGGGTACTCTTTCAGTAGCCTGTTGACGCTTGGCACGTTGTTAAGCACTTTCATCAGGCCGGACTCAGCGGTATGGGCTTTGGCGCGTAAGTCGCCTACCTCATACAACGTGGCTAAATACGCGAGTAGGCTGTTCTGATCGGGACACAGATCGCACGCGCGGATGTGGTAGCAATAATAGCTATTAGGGGTGTCAGGCGGCAAAACGCAATCGTTCTCGGTTATGCCTAGCGTGTGCACCATATCAGCCAGCGTCGCAAGTCTTACAGGATTTAAAGCCGTGTCGTGCTCCATTTCAGCTACGTTAATAGGCGCGGCAGGCTCGGCTAACGCGTTAGCCTCTTGGTCGCTGTTTGGCGTCCACGAGAACCCGGCCATGTTGATAGTAGATGGCTCGTCAACGTCTGACAAGTTAGCTATAGCTTTGCGCACCGCTTCCTCGTCGGGGTCGGGCACTAACACGTTGATGCCTACTTGACTGGATGGTTTCTTGCACCAGCTGGTAGGAACAAGATCACGCAAGTGTGCGTGCTCGCCCCAAGGCGCGACTAACATCGCGCTCAGTGCGGCTTTGTTTTGCTTGAGCAAGCCGAGAGTCGCTTCTTCAGCCTCATTGACGGCTTTCTGGCAAGCGGGTCGGAATTGGTTGCGCAAGCGAACAGTAAGGTCGTGGCGCAGAGAGTCAGTGATTCGTACAGTAGTCATAGTCGTTACTCCTAGTTAGTTAAATACAACGTCAGTAATGTCACCGAAGGGCACAGTAGCGTGGCTGTTGCTATGCAC